AGTATTATTATAATGATAACGAAGGGGATAGTTTTGGTTGGTTTTATTGTCCTTCTTGTTTACCAACCTCTCTTAAACAACGTCATGTATAGGCTATCCCCTTCTCCTCACATACCAAAGGATAAAACATAGTGGATATACAAAAAGTTTATGACGAATGGTTGCGTTCTGAGAATGACTTACATTACAGAAAAAGATATGAGGGTAAAGAAGAATGGTTTCATGCTTCAGCATCAGGGATGTGTATGCGTAAACATTATTTTCAGCATATAGCAGGTATAAAACCTAAGCCAGTTAGTGATGATACTATGAGATTATTTAGACTAGGAGATTTGGTTCATGGAGATATACAAGATGCAGTAAGAGAATATGCAGATAAAAATGGTGCACAGGTAATGATAGAAAAAGAAATAACTATACCTGAAGTAAATGTCAGGGGTTTTTTTGATTTACTTTTAGTAGAAAATGGTGCAATGATTGATATAAAGACTTGCAATGCTTGGAAATGGAGAGGGTTGTTTGGTAGAAATCCTGATCCAAATCCTGCTATTAATTACTTTTTACAATTAGGAACTTACGCTTGGTGGTATGAAGAAGAATCAGGGAACAAAATAAAAAAGCTTGCGTTATTATATTATAACAAAGATAATAGTAGAATGAGAGAAAAGGTCATACCGATATCATACATAGATAAAGCTAAAGAATATTGGTATGATGTAAAGAAACGTTTTAAAAAAGGAAACCCACCTATAGAACTTGGGATTGCACCAGTATATAATTGGGAGTGCAATATCAAATACTGCAACTTCTATGAAGTGTGTGGGGGTGGATTAAAAGGAAAGGGAACAGACCTATGAGTGAAAACAAACCCGATTGGGATAAAATAACTGAGGGTAAGATAAGGCATGGTATAGCCGTAGAAGCTTTCAGTAAGGGCATGGAACTCAATGCTGATAACATGAGAACTATGGAAAGATGGGTACAATTTGTAATACATGGTTACGATGGTATCAAAGAGAAGTTAGATGCACATAAAGAAACAATGTCAGAGCAACAGACTATAGACAAGGTTAAAGACACCTTTGATGGTGAAGAAGTAGACACCGATAAGTACATTACAGATGCGATAGAAAAAGCGGCTGTTGGTCTTGACAGAAAGAATAAGAACATCGTTATGGCTAGACTCAGGGATGGTAAAATTAATACAGAGAACCTACAAGCGTGCCTAGACAGAATAGAAGTACTGAAGAAAGGATAGTATGGTTGACATTGGGGATGCTTACTATCCAAGTGATTTGGATGATAATAGACTTTCTGTACCAAAAGGCAGATATACTGCTGTGATAACAGATCTTTCTATATCTGAGAATGTCAGGTTCGGCAAACATATTGCTGATGTATTTAAACCAGTGTATGCTATTGACAAAGAAAGTCATCCCCAATATGATGGTTGCTCTGTGATAGATAATGGCATTTTCAGATATAAGAAGGTAGGCGATTCTTTATACGACCATAGTAAAAACTGGGGCTTTGCAAAATTCTTGTCCGTAATGGGACTCCGCAAAAAGGATAGGGAAGGTGGGCAACTGCCTTTCCTATACCTAAATGATATAAAAGGTGCTGTTGTATTGATAGATGTATTTATAAAACGTTTTATAAATGATTTGGATTCTGAAATAGCTTATCCAGTATGTAGAACAATTCAATTACAGAAACCTGCGGAAGTGCCATTCTAATGAAGTTCAATGAGTCTTTATCAAGCGGTAAGCAATCTGAAAATATTATATTAAAAATGGTGCAGAATAAATATCCTAAAGCATATATCAAAGAAGGGTATCATAAAGAATATGATATAATGATACCTGAGATAAATAAAACAATAGAAGTAAAGAAAGATTTTAAATCACAATATACTGGCAACGTAGTTATAGAAATGGAAATGAACAATAGACCATCAGGCTTACAGACTACCACTGCTGATTGGTGGGTATTTCATTTAGATGAAACAGAAATAGTGTGGATCACATTAGAAAGATTAAAAGAAATGGTAGAGTTTGAAGATTATAATCTGGTAGAATTTATTGGTGAAGGTGATGAGATAAGCAAACAAGCTTACTTAGTACCTAAAAAAGATTTATATATGTATAGTAATAAAATAAAAGAACTAGTTAAGGATGACATATTATGAAGAAACAAAAGTGTGTAGCAAATATTAAATTCTCACTGCAAGAAGTAGAGCTTATGATAAACTCATTAGAAAACTTAATCAGGATAGAGATACCATTTCAGGATAGTGCTGACTGGAGAAAGCCTTATGAGATGTTATTAAAAGATCTAAAAAAGATTAAATCTAATATGAAGAATAAGATAGAAGAAGCAATGTTAAATAGAGAACATCAAGAAACTTCTACAATATATGGTGAAGTATGTGAGGTATGCGAATGAAGAATAAAGAAAATGTAAGAAGAGGTAGAAGGGCGAGACAGCGTGGAGCAGAACTACAAAGGCAAGCTGTACGCATGGCAAAAGATTTAGGACTAGAGGCATTTAATCGTGATAGGGGTGGTGCACAACATGAGCAAGGCGACATAGAGATTGAAGGTCATTGGTATGGATGCAAAAGAAGAACTCGCATTGCTCAATGGCTCAAGCCTGAAAAAGAAGAAGAAGGAGTTGTAGTTAGAGAAGATAGAGGTAAGCCTTATATCGTATTAGACTATGAATACTTTTTAAATATGCTATCTATAATGAAAGAGATGGCAGACTAATTGTTAACAAACGAGGTGGTCTACTTTATAAATTTAAAATGAGAGACTTTTAAATGAAATTGGTTGGCGAACTAAAGATAAGGTAGACCATCTCATAATAAGGAGAAAACAGCATGGCTGAATACAAACAAAAAGATCAGTCTTTCAAGCTTTGGAAGAATGATTACAAAAAGGAAGGCGATAAGAAGCCTGATTACACTGGTACTGGATTAATCAATGGAGAAGAAAAACAAGTCTCTATGTGGATTAATGAAGATAAGAATGGAAAAAGATACTTATCTGGGTCTATCAGTGAGCCTTACAAGAAAAAAGACAGCCCTTTCTAGGGTTTTCAGTCTTGTTTAATAATGAGGGGGCTAGTGCCCCCTTTTTATTAATAAAATAATTAAGCGATACTTATATCAAAAAACTTTTTTTATGGCTAAATACGGCATCCTAGGAACACTTTTTTTCTTCAATGTTTGAATTTTGTACGATATTAAACAAAGTATGTGCTTTTTGTACTAAATCTAAGTGGAATCCATATATTGAAGATTATGATGATACAGATAGATTGTTTTGTGGTGTGTCATCAGGGTTTGATACTAGGGTAGAAGCATTAGATGAGTGCTGGATGAAGATGTCTAAAGGTAAAAGAAATAATTTTACCAAAGCTAAAAGAGAAGAATATCAAATATTAAAAACAAATAGGAGTTAGAATGGATATATTAGATGATTACCCACAAGAAAGAAAAAGTATAAAGTGGAATTACTTTAGTGATGATACGATCATACCTGATAGTGAGCAACTTAAAGACTATGAAAGAAAAGAACTTACTAAGTTGGTTGGTATGTGTATGAATAGAGTTATAAGTACTAATGAATATTACAGAAGACTAGCTGAGTTTTGGAGAAGTGTTGGTGAGGATAGCTACGCTGAAGAAGCGTTGCAAATGATGGATGATAAGTATGATGATTAAGGTCTTTGTTTCTTTTTTATTTTATTAATCATGTAATCTGTTATTTTTGTAGGACTCCAGTCCTCTGGTAAGATTGGATTCTCATTACCAAAAGCATTATTATAATTTTGAATAATTCTAAAAGCTTTATCACTATCCCCATCTATAATAGCTTGCTTAATCTCAGGTAGTCTTATTTGCTTTATTCTTTTAACATAAGATTCTCTCTGTCCGGGTGCAAGCTTTCTCTCAAATCTTTCTAATCCTCTCCTTGGTATAGTTCCTAATAATGGTGCAATATATTTAGGAGCTCTTAGTGCCGCACCTATACCATAATCTTTTGAATCATTTAATGTTCTAGTAAAAGCACTCCATATCTTATCAAAGTCTTGAACTACCGCTGGTTTAAATGCAAACTCTAATGCCCTTATTCTATTTTCATTTGCTACAATATCTCCAATCACACCAAATGCACCAACAGAAGCAAACCTATCTATAAAATCATTTGTTGTAAAGTTTCTCATATCAACATCTTGACTCATACCTTGAGATGTCATAGGAACTGCCTCTGGCAAATCTTTAAACAATAAAAATCTATTGTCATCATATACTTTATTACCTGATATGTACTCTGCTAAATAATCTCTTGCCCAAGTAACCATTTCTCCACCAGCCATACCAGCCGCCGCTAGTCTTAACATAGGGAATATATTACCACGCTTTAGTTCCATAGTTAATTGTTCTCTCATCCAATTAAATTGTTTGTAACCAAACTTTTTAAACAAAAAGAATGGTCGCCAACGAGGATCAAGCATAGCTGATGCTTCGTTAATTACATTTCTCTGTAACTGACTATCTCTTGAAAATCTATACATAGCTTCTAATTCTAACTGCTTTCCCTTTTTAGAATTAAAATTAACTTTACTATTCTCAATACCTAATGCCTTTAAATTATCAATAGCCCATTGCCTTCTGTTAATTCTTCTACCTCCAAAAATAGATGGTATTCCTATATCTACCAATGAACTCTTATTATTAGCTGTTTTCTGTAATGCGGATATCCATTCTTTAGCCGCCGCCGCTGATACTAATTGATTTATTTTATTAGCAAACTGAAACCCTGTAGCCTTTGTAGTTACATTAGCAAATGTAGAAGTCCACCCCTCTGATGGTTCAAGCCCAGCAATAAGTTGAAATACACTTAAATTAGATACACCAGACTTTCTTATCTCATCTCTGTATTTTTTACCTTCTTTAGTTGGCATAGCCATTTTTAATGTACCCTTTATTATAGGCATATAACCAGTCTTAACTGCTGTAGATATAAACAACTGAGTTATATTAGGAACTACAGCAAAACCCAATCCTATCTTTGTACCTATTTCTAAATTGACAACATCACTCCAAAACTTTCTTGCAGTAGGAGTTTTCCAGTTATAAGTAGGATCTATTTCTATTTGATTAGTGTATGATTTAAATAATTGGTCTAACAACCTAGCTTCTTCTGCTAATTTTTTTGAAAGTTTTAAATTTTGAGTAACCTGATCTTTAGAGGCTTTTCTTAATCCAGCTATCTTACCATATAATTTTTCACCATTCCTTCCAAACATTTCAACAAATGATATTCTTCTAGCTAACTGTTTAGTGTATCTAGCAAGCACGAGTCTAGCATCTCTTTCTAAAAATGCTTTAGGTATTTTTTCAGCAGTCCTAGATATCTCTGCATTTTTAGCTACATTATGGTACTCAACAGTAACATTTTGACTTAATTCATAAAGTGCTTGAGATACTTTTCTAGCATAATCCCTAGGTTTGTCTGTAATAGTTTCGCTTATTACATTACCTCTTGAGTCTTTCTTTATATTCTTTTTTACATTTCCCAAATCTTCTAATACTACTATCGTACTAGGGTCTAATTTTTTATTTTTTATATAACTAACAACAAGATCTTGAAAAGATTTTCGTTGAGTAGTTGATGGATTGTCAAAAATTATAGATGGATTTTCAGAACCAATCTTTGCTATATCCTTAGTAAACTTTGCTAAAAATTCAGGTTTTATCATGTGAGGAAAATAATTTTCTTCATACCTACCTAGATCAATACCAGCTTCTTCAGCTCTATCCCATATATTTTTTAGCACTTTCTTTATCTTTATTACTTCATCAAAGTGTGGAAGTTGCCTACCTAGTTTAGTATTATTTGGATTATACCTAGGGTCTTCTAATGCATCAGCTATCTCACTTGCTCTTTTAGCCTGTTTTTTCTTTCTAAACAAACCTCCTTCTAAAAGCCCAGTCGCTTTTAATTCTTGTAAAAATGTTCCTAATGTTGTTAACTCTAAAGCATCAGCTTTATTTAATTCTTTTATAACAAGATTTCCAAGCTGAGTAGATACTCTATTTTTTGTCTGTCTCCAAACTTTAGGTAGTGTTGGCATTAACTCATCTAAAAATCTTTTTTTAGGTAATAAATCCCCTTCCCATCCAGCTTTTACAAAAAAATCTTTTAAATCAGAAACTCTTTTCTCATGTCTTAATTCATTTAGTAACTTTACTTGTTCAACTGCTGTTAAACCCTTTAATCCCCTTGGATCTTTTTTATCTATAGTTCCTTCTATTTTTACAACACCAGCATACTCTTTTATTTTTTCATCACTAAAACCTAATTGTTTTTGCAATTTAGATATCTTAGTATTTCTACCTCTAGCCAAACCCTCTGGTGTCTGAGCAGAGCTCTCCCTTCTAAACATTACTCTATTAAAACTATCATAAGAAACAGTTTCTTCTTTTTGGGTTTTTTTATTTCTTAAAGTAACTCTTTTATTTTTATCATCGAATTTTAATTTATCATATCTAGTTCCATTTTTATTTACAAAAACTTCTTCTAGTTCTATAATATTTCTTTGTGGAGATAACTCTCCTCTTTGACCACCTCTTTGCTCCATGGCATATCTAGCGGCAGTTTCAGCATCGTGAATACTATCATATTTTTTAGTACGCATTGCATTGTAACCTTTTTTAGCCGCTCCAAATGCATACCTCTGTGCTGTTAATCCACCTATAGTAGCCGCCGCATGTACATATCCTTCTACATTAATATCTTCACCACTAAGAACTGGTGCTATTGTACCAAACTCTGCTGTTTCTATTGCCTTAACTGCTGTTTCCTGTACTATTTTTTGTGCCTTAGTTGTTGCAGGTTTTAATTTATTAAAAAAAGCTCTTGACACTGGTTGTGTACCACTTGTAACTGCACCAAGTACAGCACCTTTCAAACCTTCTTTTAGGGCTACTACTTCATCTACATCACCCTGCTCTATCTTTGTAGCTAACGCAGTTGATAAACCACTATAAAAACCTAACCCTACACCACCACCTGCACCCTGTATCAATGCTTTATGAACCACCCTAGGAGCGGCATTTTGTACTGCTCTCCTAGCTGTAGCTTCAGGTATTTCTGCTTTTATCATTGCTTTTATAGCTTGATCGGGAGCACTGCCCAATACTTGCATTGCTACTTTATCATCTATCTTATTTGCAATTAATTTTTTAGTAGATGTCTTTTTCAATCCTTGTTTAATAGCTTGCTTTGCACCTTCTTTCAATGCAGTCCTAGCTCCAAAGCCACCTATACCACCACCAGCTACCATAGTTGCAAGGTCTAATGGTTGTAAAAAAGAAATTAACGTAGCACCAACATCTTCCAGTAAATTTAAATCATAATTTTTTATGGGCTGTCCATTCTTAACTCTCTCTGTAAGTCCTGTAATACTATTTTGATATCCAGCTTTTACCCAGTCTGGCATCCAACTAGGAGGCTGATACCCATATATAGTTTCATCCTGACTAGAAGTACTAAGCTTTTCTATTTCAGAATCTCTTTCTGATATAAACTTTAAAGGGTCAAATGAATCATCAACATCATAAGAAGATTCTAGATAGTCACCAGTAGCATCTACCTGTTGTAGGATATTATCTGTTGCTAATTGTGGGTTTTTAAATAATATGTCTAACGTCTTATCGTAAAGATCGTATTGTTCTGGTTTAGCAGACATATTATTAAGAGGCTAATCTTTTTAAAGTATCTTTTAATTTACTTACTGAAACACCAGTATCTCTTGATAGCTGTGTATAAAATTTATCTGTATAATTACTATCTGAAAAATCACCAGTTTGAGGATCAATAAAATCACCAATCTTATTAGCTAAATTTTTACTTGTTTGCTGTATGCTTTTGCTTAAACTATTTAATCTTCTTGATTGCTTACTTGGATCTGCTTTTTCATACTCAGATAGTAGGTTAAATAATTTCTTGACTAAAGAGTTTCTACTCGATCCTAAATCTGATGCAAATGCCGCAGGATTATTCTTAGCTTTATTAGATTTAAACTCTGATACTTGCTTTACTTCTTTTTGTATAGGCTCTATCTGCTCAGTCATATCATCTTCTAAACCCATATCTAGAGGTGGTAAAGATGATTCATCCCCATCTACAGACTCTGTAGCAGATACTCTATCTGGTAATACTCTATCTAAAATAAAATTAGATCCTGTATCTTGTGGTAAATCCTGTAATTCATTTGTATCCTGTATTTCATTAATAATTTCAGGAGATTGAACTGGCTGTTGTGCATCAACCACAACTGGTACATCCTCATTAATTATAGCTAAATTATCTTCTACTTGTTTTTGATTCATCGCTATTTGATTAGATACATCATCCATTTCACTATCTGTTATAGCTGGTTGATCTGGAATTATATCTGAAGGAACAGAAGAAACTGCACTAGCCATAGACTGTGCACCAGCAGGATTCATTTGCATTAAGCTTTGTAACTTACTTAAAGCATCGGGCATATTTTTGTCCCCAAAAGCTCTGAGGTTTTCAGATTCAATATCTTCAACAGTTTTTACTTTAAACTCTTCTTTTAATTTATTTTGTTGATTAACTAAAGCATCAATATCTTTTCTTAATTCTGCTTTCCTAACTTTATTATCGGTCATCCCTGCTTGCTGTATTAAAGCTTCAATTTCTTCTGTTTTTTTATCATAAACAATTTTAGCAGTAGCACCATCTTTAGGATTAACTATTTCCCAAAATTTAGGATTTACATAACCATTAGTAGAAATTTGAGATAGTCTAGATGTTAATTTATTATTTATTCTATTAACCTCTATAAAAGCATTTGAATCTGTTGTATATAGTGGATTGTCTCTATTCTTAATATTAAAATCTTTTATTTTAAGTTGTTTTTCTGCAATAGTATTAGGATTACCAGCAGTTTGTATATTTAAAATATCACGCAACTCATCGTTAAATGACTTATAATCTTCACGAACCTTTGTTAAATCACCAACACCAACTCCATCTGATAATCCCCGATTTATTAAATAGTCAATTCTTTGTAATGGTGGTAAAGAATCTATTACTAATTTAGTATCTCTATATTCTTCATCTCTTTTTGTTTTTGCTAACGCTTCTTTTTCTTTATTTTTTCTCTCAACGTCTAAAGCTTCTTGCCTACTAATATTATATGCCAGCTCTTGATTATACCTCTCATCAGCTATTCTATTTCTTTCATTTCTATAATCTATCTCATCTTGATATCTTTTTTGAGCTAATTGATTCTGCTGATACTGATTAATATATTGTGGTAATGCATCAAGAAAATCAGCTAAGGGATTGTCATAAGTACCCGCTGGCATTGATTGTCTTCTACTATATATACTTCTTCTAGACATACTAATTCTTTAATAAAATTGGTTTGTATTTATAAATTCTTTTCATTTGTTTTTTAGTTGGATACGTTTTTTTAAATTGATATAAATTAGGATACACCTCTATAGAGTTAGTCCAATCTGTAATCATTTTACCATCTTGTATAATCTTATTACCAACAACAGTTTTAACTACCTCCACTGATTTTTTTGTTTTAGTATAGTCTAAAGGCTTCATATTTAAATGACATATATCAACAAAAATATTATTATCAATTCCTATTTTAATCGCTTCTGACATTATAGTTTGTAATTCATTGTATATAGGTTTATTGTTTAATACTATATCTATATCTTTAGTATTCCATTCTTCTACAAATCCACCAGTAAGCCATACATCATACTTACTAACATTATCTAGTTTAAAAAATTTATCTTTCCATATTTTAAATTTATTTAAAGTTGGTGGTTGTAATTGACAATCAAATTTATAATTTCCATATTGCCAAATCATTAACTACCACCATAGTTACCAGAAGTTCCATCAGGGTCAGAGCTAGTGCTGGTATCAGGAACATTACTAAAAAATTCTTCTGCACTTTGGACAGGAATCCATGTTCTAGTAGCAAGATCCCAATTATAAACTCTCCCATCTGCACCAGTTTGATTAAACCAACTTGCATTTGGAAAAAACTTATTATCAGGGTCTGATAAATTATGCGTATTAGTTTGTTCAATTTCAGCACCACCTGCTATTAAGTCAGCCGCTGTACCTAAAGTTTGAGATTCAAACGCTTTTTGTTCCTGTGTTATAGTATCACCAATTAAATCTTCACCTCTACCTATCGCTGAAGTTGTTGCTCTCTGTCTTGCACCAAAACCACCACCCATGCTAGAAAGACCCATACCGCCAGTCATTGACATTAAACTTTGCTCTGCATCTGTTTTAGCTTGTTGTATTTGCGTAGGATCAAACTGTTGAAATAACTTTAATTGTTGTGACGTTGGTTTTAAGCCTTGCTGTTGTAAAACATCTCGAGCAGTAAACCCACCAGTTTGATAACCTGTATATCCACCATCTTCAAAAAAATCTAATAATGGTTGATTATACCCTATTTGAGGAGAACCGCCAGTAAAGTTAGAAACTGGAGATGATCCATACCCCGCAGGTACAAAGGAAGATTCTGGTATACTAAATAAACTACTTGATTGTGGGCTTGCACCTAAATCAGAAAATAAAGAACTCGTATCAGCTACAGAAGCGGCTACTGGAGCTACTCCCCCTGTTACAGGTAATGTTCTAAGCTTACCACCTACCTTACCATAAATACCACCACCGGGAGCAAACCCAGCAGTTAAAGCTGTTTGAAGACCAGACAATAAGGCTCTCTCGCCCATACCTCTAGTATAATCACGACTAGCTTGTTCAACATCTCTAAAAGATTTCTGTCCAAACACAGTTCCTTCTCTATCGTACTTTCTAGACTTACCAGCACCTAAACCTTCACCAATCCTTTTGCCTGCCGCTGAACCTACACCAGCGGCTAACGCTAAACTTAACCCGCCTGTAAAAGGGGATAATGCCGCACCCAATAAACCACCAGCAAGACTACCAAGGCTACCAAATAAACCACCTCTCTTTTGCCTTTTAGCTTCTTTTCTTTGTTGCTCTTCCAGTCTCTTCCTATCTGATTGCATTTGTAAGGCTCTAGCAAGAGCACTACCACCAGCAGAGCTAGTTAAGCCACCAGTCTGCATCATGTTAAATAAATTATTTGGATTGTTCATGGTAAAAGTCCTTTGAATTTAATAATAAATATGTTATAACGCACAGTATTATTAATGTCCTCCTATTAATATTGCAACTAAATTAATATCGCTAAATGTAACAGTTCCACTAGCACTGCCAGCTTGCCTTTTAAATTGCATGTGTATGTCTTTATTATCAGTTAAATTTACAACTTGCATATCAACCATAAACTGTAAAGAATCTGTACCATTACTAGAATCATAAGCTGTAGTATCTGTACCTGTATGTATTCTTAAACCACCCGGAATGTCAGAAGCTCCGCTAATTGCAGTATTTGCAGTATGTGTTCTTACTTTTAAAATACCTTCAACACCATCTGTATCAACTTCAACATTTGCTGATAATATAAATATATATGTTCCTGAAGGTAGGTTTTCAAACATATCCTTATCACTAGCTGTATTACTAAAACCTGTATTACTAGTATTTACACCGCTGGCAGTATTATCATCATATATTTTATGATAAAATACACCAAGTTTTGTAGGATCTATTTTTTTATTGTTAGATATAATATTCCTACCAATAATTAAATCTCTATCAACTGTTTCGTCTTGTGTTGGATACATATAAGAAGTCCATAGCCTACCCTGTTCTTTCCTATATCTCTCTAATCTATTAGACTTAGATATGTATATGACTTCTTGCCCTTCTCTAAGTGAATTAACAGATGGTTGTGATTTTACTACCTGTATCTTATCTTGTTTAGAATTTTGTGTTCTTCTTGCTTCTCTAATCATTAGCCAGATCTTTTGTATATTTCTCTGTACTCAATACTTATATCGTTTATCTCTACATTCCTAGAGTTTGAACTAGTATTAAGCTTTACAGATATCTTATTACAAGTAATAGGAGAACTAGGAGTTAGTTTTACCGTAGCATAATTAGTAGCATTTGTAGCTACAGTACCACTTAATGCATGTGATGTACCATCATCTTCTTCCAAAGTAAAATAACCTGTTAATGCATTATTTGATTTATAAGTAACATATACTGCATATACTTTTTTTACTCTAGATGCGTTACCAAAATCAAAATCTTTTGTTTGAAACAATGCATTTGATACAGCTTGAAAAGATCTATGTAATTGATAGAATCTTGTACGATTTCCACCTGAGTCTTCTATAGTACCCACTAAAGCATTTGGAGTGTCAGTAAAACTAGTATCTACTACATTTGTAATGTTGTCATGTGCAAAATCTTTTAAAAATGTAAAGTTACCTTTTTTTAAATCATACATATAAGTATCACCATCACCACCACAATTCTTAACTACATATATTAAGCTAGTAGCTTCGTCATATATAATCATTGAGTTAGTAGATACAAAACTATACCAAGTATTGTCATCTATTTTATTCTCAGATAGATCTCTTATTTGTGAACCATCATAAAAATACAACCCTTGTTTATTTACCCAGACTACACCATATTGAGTCTTTACAACTGCACCATGAAACTCTACCCCCATATAGTTCTTACTATCTTCTAAGAACCAATTAGCATCGCTAGGACTAGATATATTTATAATATCTAAGCTTCTTCTTTTGTAAGCTAATAACCTATCAGCAAATGATTGTATAGCTGTATACGAATCAGCATCTCCTTTAGCCGCTTCTATAAAATTAAATGAAGGAAAAGTATCCAATCTATTGGGCATAGAATACATAATCCTATCAGGAAAATGAGTAACATCTGCTTCACCAGCTAATCCTGATATATTATGTTGTCCCTTATTTTCATCTTTAACTCTAGTATTACAAACAAATACCCTATTATTTGACACTACTGAATCTTTATATGTCTCACCAATACCACCAATATGATTTGAAAAAATATTAGATGGATAACCATTTATGGTTTCGTACGTTAAGAAACTTAAAGAATGAACATCTAAATATGTCGTTACTGAACTTCCAATATAAAACTCAGAATTGTTAGATGCATACTTCCAAGGTGTAAAATCTCCAGATAGATCTGTTCTTGCACCTTTTGTAAGGTCAATATCTAATAACAGGTTAAATTCATCATCAGTACCCGACTCTCTAATGTATATTCTACCACCAGATATTCTAGGGTCATAAGCTCCCTTAGCTCCTATTTGTACGCTTAGGCTTTTAAATGCAGTAGCTGATAAAGTTGTATCTAGAGTTGATACAGGTGAATTATCTAGTTTATTATAATGACTTAATAAACTTTCTTGATTACCATCATACACAAATGATTGTGCAAATTCGTATGTTTTTTCTTCTATCAATCCCTCATTACTAGATGAAAAGCATTTTAAATTAAATCCTAGCCCAGCAGTAGGATAAGCTAAAGAAGTACCGCTATCTTTTTCATATTGACCAAATGAAGGTGGTTTAAGGTCGTTATCTTTTGCGTAATAACCACTATACTCATAAGTATATTGATTACCCGGATATGCAAAGTGTTGTCTAGATATCCAGCCATACCATTTAACCCTACCATTAGTGTCTAAATTAGTATCAAAACATCGTATAGAATCTTCTGATCTATGATATAAAACTTTACTATTATTATCATCATCAGTATAGTTTTGTAATGTAATAACATCAGTTGTCCACCCTCCTTTTTTAGTTGAGTAAATATCTATTTTATGCTCATCGGGGTGAGCAAGTAGTAAGACTTGATCCCCAGAAGGAATACCTGTTATTGTAGCTGTTGCGTAAAATACTTGCCCACCATTATCTTCTCCAAGACCACCTAAAGCAGTGGAAATCATATTATTTGGAGGTCTGTTTAAATTTATTACAGAAGAACCACTAGCACCGACAACTGTATATATACCATCCATAGAACCAGCAGTTATTGATGTTGCAACTCCCCCGCCACCACCTGTTTCAGAACCAGATATTAATATTTCAGTACCAATAGGAAACCAATTAGCTAAATTAATCGCAGTACCAGCACTTGCATTACTACCACTATCAGGATCTTGCTTCACACTACCATCACTATGAGCAACTAAATGAATTCTTTGAGTTGATGTTACATAAACAAAAGTAAATCCTTGACCTCCGCTTCCACTATTACCAGTTATATCTAAAGATCTAGTAATACTGTCTGCAACAGCATGATCTGTCTCAAAATAACCCAATCCATAACCAGCTTCTAAATGATCTATATGATCACCAGCGGCTGTTTGATAAGCATCCCCTAGATAATTACTAGAAGTCTTCATATTAAATGCACCACCAATCGCACCTTGTTTAGTAAAGGTTAGATTAGATACATCTGCAACTTCATTATCTGCTATGTCGGCAGGGTCTTTTAGATTATTCAGTCCCCCTGAAAAATCTTTTATTTGATATAATCTCTTTGGCACTGATTACTTTTTTATCAATCCTTCTATAACATCAGTAACAAGATCAACACATTTCTCAAAGAATATCTGTTCTTTCTCTTCACTAACAAAAGGGATATCAATTTTTTTATTTATTTTAGTAGCAAGCTTTTCTTTAAAGTCATCAGACTGCACATGCTCAACCATACCATCTGCATACTTTTCTACAATTTGATCTTTAGCCTTATCTATAATTTCTGCTAATATTAGTTTACTCATTGTTTTTTCTCCTTTAGTATTTCTTTTATTTCTGCAATGTCTTCCATCATTACATCTAATTTATATTCTATTAATTCTTTATCTGCCTTTGCATTTAACTGTGTCTTTAGTGCATTTATATCATACTTCATAAAACCAAATGCTAGTGTCACCGCACATATCATTGTAAGTATTGTAATAATATTCTCAACAGATATGTTTGTATTTAGCTTCATGCTCTCCTGACTTTCCTAGCTACTTTTTTACTGTATTTAGCTCTTTGCTTACCCTTGGCAGAAGCCTGTCTTTTCTTCCTATTGGTAGCCGCACGCTCTGAGGCACTGAGACTCTTCCTAACTGATTCAGGTAAATAACGACCTCTCTTAGCTCTTGGCTTTTTTTCATCTCCCTTACTGACATAATCCCATTTCTGTTTTGACCATTTAGATAATCTATTACTAGATGATTTAGCACCTTTGTACCCACCACCTCTTTTTTTATAACGCTTTGTGGCAATTTGAGCCTTACGAGCAGACCACTGCCCCGGTCTTCCTCCAGAGCTACCAGCTTTCACAGAAGCTACAATACTCTTCCACATTTTCTCGTTAGTCTTTTTTGCTGTTTTAGCCATTACTTTTTTATCTTTTTTACTTTACCATTTTTTGTTCTGGCAAACTTATGTGTTTTAGTTTCTCTTATTAGTGTGCCGTAGTGCTTCTTACCACCCCACATCCAACTTACTTTTCTAGCCATTACTTCTTTTTATGTTTCATTTGTACCTTAAATGATGCCATTAAACTAGCACCCTTATGTGGTTTATATCCACCACTAGGATTCTTCATTAACTTAAAACCTCTACCAGATTTCATCCAGTGATAACCTTTTGGTGCTTTTACTTTTTTATTCATTTAACTACCCTTTTTCCATTTCATAGATTTAGATTTAGTTTTACTAGGACTCCACTTAACTTTGTTTGCCCAGTAAGCCGCACTCATTTTACCTCTTGCAATATTTTTAGCATGGCGACTCTTAAAAGCCTTACGTTGCCCTGCTGTCTGATTGGTCTTTACACCTTGTTGACCAAAACGAATTGTCTTTACTTTATCACCTACTTTAGCCACAACTACATGCGACTTCTTAGGGTGTCCGGGAGTTCTCTTGGGTTTATTATATGCAGATACTCCTGCTCTAGCTAATCTTGGATCTTTCTTTTTTGGCATTACATCTCTCCTGTATCTCTAAGCCTATCTAATTCCTTTTCTATATAATCAATGCGTTGATTTTGTCTTATGTCAGCAGGTATTTCAGCGTTTTGATTTTCATAAGCTTGTTCTTCCATACGCTCAATATGCTCTTCATTAATAGCTACCTGATATTCTAAAAAAGATATGCGAGTGTTTAGTTGACCATAACCCCATACCATAGCACCGATCAAGCCCACTGCTTGTATAAGCATTGGCAAGCTTATATTAAGGCTACTAGCATCTGATATTGGTTTAGTTTTTTCCATTTAACCTACTTATAATACCTTTTATTTCCGATACTTGATTGTCCAAATCATTAATCTCCTTCGTAAGCGAATCAAATTTTCTGTCAAGCTTGTCGTCACTCTGATTCCACCTCCCAATAAGCTTAATAACCATACCTTCCATGTTCTCAAGTGTTTCACTCTGACCCCTGTTCTCTGTTTTCAGGTCTTGCAAACTTTCTGCCTGCTCCAACCCTCTTTTGTTCATAGAGAATACCATATACACTAGCAAAAGCCCTACGACAGCGATCATACCCCCTTCTGCGTACACTTCCATAAATTCCATTATCTTTTTCTCCGCACTTCACGATTGATAAAATAGTTGTGATTAAAGTCCTCTTCCGTTAAGATTACTTTCTTTTTTTCTTTCTCTTTCCCCAACTTAAAGGGTTTAAATTTAATTCTTCCTCGTACCATTTTAATTGTTCTTGCATTTGTGTTATTTTTATTTCTTCCTGAGCAATATGTTTTTCTACCAATTCTTCAATGTTGGTATCAGCGAGTTCCATTCTTCGTTCAAGATCTCCAATTCTATTTGTAATTTGTAAGTATCCATAAACAACACCAGAAATGGCAACACAAATTTGTATAAGCCACTTAATGTTAAGATGGATACTAAGGTTATCATCCACCAATCCTGTTTTGTAACTTCTCGCTGTCTGTGGATCGTAATTCTTCTCATTGCTCATACACAACTTCCAAGAAGTACTAAACCACCTAGTACTATAACTAAAAATGCTATTATAGAAACGTAATCTTTCCAGTCTTCGTTCATATTACCATCCACCAAGCCGCACCTATTTCTACAAAAAGATCTGATGCTGTATTTATTGCCCATCGTTGTTTTGTACCGTATGTTTCTTCTGTACCTTCTACATACACCTCAAATATTTCCCAAGCTATGCCAATTATAACAACCCATAAAACAGCCCATAGATCTGATGCACCTAACCATTGTGCTACTTTTGCTATAAATAAACCAGCGGCTATATGATAAGATGTCCATCCATCTAATGCACCTGAACTAACTTGCCATCCGTAAAATGTTTCTAAGGGATTTTTCATATTATTTCTTTATATGTTTTGCACCAAAGTTCTCTACAATTCTAGATAGTAATTCTGCTTTAGTTTCACTATCACTATATGTAATACTACGAACATCATACCATGCTTTTATTTCTGCTTTAGTATTTGATTCATCAGGAAACTCAGATTGTAACGTAGCAATACCACCTATTAATTGGTGTTTACCTATTACTACCCTACCATGAGTATACCCACAATTATCTTCACATTGAGATACATAGTATTCTTCTATATTTTTAAAACTATCAGAACGCTTTACAACATTACCATCTACTTCAACAAAGTAATCATAACCAGCAGAAGGGTAAGTCAAGGTTTCGACAGTCCCATCAGCATACGTTTTAGTGCGTACAGCATTAGGAGTTGTGTTACGATGTAACCTGATTCGTTTACCTTGACTACACTTCCTTATAATCATAGTTTACGCTTCAGCTTCCTCTTTTTTATCTTCAGCAAGAGATTCACGAAGTTTTTCTATGAACGCATCTTTACCAACACTTACTTGGTCTAAGTTAAACTGCATTGAGTTCATCTTATTCTGTAAGTCATTAATGTGGTTAAGAAGTGCTTTTTGTTCATCTGTCATATCTTCAATGATATACTCTTTGTCATCGAAAGTTAAAACAGGCTTTTGTTCTTTTTCTTTTTTAGCCATTATTTAGCTCCTTTGTTTGTTAGTTAAAATCTACTTTGATTCTAATTCTTTTACTCTTGCAGATAATTCTTGAACTGCTTTAATTAAAGGAAAAATAAGATTTCCATAAGTTAAAGTTTTTATACCACTTTCTTGAGTAGGGGCATAAGTTTCTGTATTGCTAATTCCATGCTTTGAAAGAGCCGCTTCTACTTCTTGTGCAATTAATCCAACCTGAACTTCAGTTGGATCTTCTGGTCTTTCAGCACCATCTTCATCCCACTTTGAACTTCTTATTTCATCTGGAAAATCTGCTGGATTTTTGTAAATATATGTTTTTAATTGTAACTCATCTACAAAGTCTACTCCTTTTAAATCATAATCTTTTATATCTTTCTTTGTTCTTTCATCAGAAGAATATGCAGTAATACTTGTAACTTGTGCTTTAATAGCTGATATACTTGTATCACCTAAAGCAATTTCATTGTTTCCTGTTCCAGTAGCACCTTTACCGATTACAATTTGATTTACAGCGGCTGAAGTTGAAACATTTGCACTCGCACCTAATATAACATTATTTACACCATTTGTTAATGTACTACCAGTATTTGCTCCTACTGCAGTATTATTTGTATCTGTTGCAGTGCCGTCTGAGCCACCGCCATTAGCATTTTCTAATGATAGATAACCAACTGCTGTACATTGCCTATCTTCTACCATTGCACTACCAGCAAAATAACCCATTAAAACATTATTCCCACCTACAGTTAATGCATCTCCTGAGTATGCCCCTACTGAAGTAGTATTACTTCCAGTGGTCATAGCAGTACCTGAAACTCTTCCAATCGCTACGTTATTATCTCCAGTTGTAAGAGCTTTTAATGTATCATGTCCTAAAGCAGTATTTCCTAAAGCACCATTTAGAGCCGCTGACATAGCAGTAGCACCTATAGCGACATTTGAATTAGAAGCGGCTGTTGTCCAAGCTCCACCACCTGCTCCATCTCCAATAAAAATATTTTGCTGTCCATCAATACTACCAGAGCCATCCATAGCTCCATAACCTATAGCAATACATCTATTTACATTACCACTAGTAACACCTGACATAGCATCTGCACCGATTGCCACATTTTTTATTGTGCTATCATTATTAGCATTTTGCATTGCAGAAGAACCAATAGCGACATTATTACTTTCTGCCCCATCGGCAGAGTTCAATGCTTTTCTACCTAGTGCTGTATTTGCAGTTCCAGTTGTTAAATCCTTGATTGACTCATATCCAATCGCTGTATTAGAAGCACCTGATGTCAAAGAAGTAAGAGCATTATATCCTATAGCAACTGCACCACTCATAACATTATTATCAGTGCTATTCAAAGCATTTGAACCTATTGCTATATTTGAGTCGAATTGATTTGCTCCACCAGTTCCAGCGTTTGTTCCTATAATTACATTTTGGTCTGATGATGAGTGGTTTATAGCATTACCAGCTTGAAAGCCAATAGCTACATTTGAATTTTCGCCTGAATCAGCAGATGATAAAGCAGACAATCCAATAGCAATGTTTTTTGTGTTATCTGTTGCGGCAGTTAATGCACTTGAACCTATAGCAATATTAGATTCTCCACCTACAATGTTTGTTGATGCTAAATATCCAATAGCTATATTGTGATCTGCATCTACTACATCTTGTAAGGCTCTATAACCTATTGCAACACTACTATTAGCATCGTTATCTGTAGCAGTTCCAGTTCCACCCATTAATGCTTCGTAACCAATAGCTACATTATAAGTACCACTTGCATTACCAACATTGTGAAATGATTTGTAACCAACTGCTGTATTACCGCCATTGGATGTTGCTCCATAACCAGCTCTATAACCTACAGCAGTATTAGACTCTGCAGTTACGCTTTTTAATGCCTGAGAACCAATAGCAGTATTATAAGCCGATATACTATTAGTTGTTAAGGTTTGATATCCAACCGAAGTATTGTGTCCACCACTTGTGTTTGCTTTACTAGCTTGATATCCTATATAAGTTCCACCTTCTGCACCAGCATGATTAACTGCTGAACCTGATTCATATCCAACTGCAACCATATTATTTGTAGTTGTTAAAGCATCTAAACTATAAGAACCTATAGAAACATTGCTAGAGCCAGTTGTTACATCATTTAAAGTTTGATACCCTACAGCAGTATTGTTACTTTGTGAACCAGCTTCATACGCTCCAAGTCCACTTTGATAACCAACATAAGTATTATTGTTTCCAGTAATGTTAAAAGTACCAGCATTATTACCAATTCCTGTATTAAAGCTACCAGTAGTTGTACTATTCACAGCTTGATATCCAACACCAAAATTAGCACTACCTTGTGTAACTGCTGATAATGCTTGATGTCCAATTCCAACACTAAAAGAAGCATTAGCGTGATTAGCTCCAGTTAAAGCATTACTTCCTATTGCTATTACTTTTTGTACAGCGGTGCTACCAGTAGAATTTAAAGCATTAGAACCGATAGCAACATTATTTGAAAACTGACCAGCTCCACCAGTACCAGCAAATGCACCAATGATTACGTTATCATCTGCATTGACATGATTAATAGATGCACCAGCATCTGACCCAATAAAAGTATTATTAGATGCCGCTCCTTGTATACTAAAACCTGCTTTATATCCAAGAGCAGTATTATTTGTTCCTGTGTGTGCAGTTGAATCACTTCCATGTAAAGATAATGAACCTATAGCAGTATTATAATCTCCTGTTGATATATTTGTTCCAGCTTGTTCTCCAAAAAAAGCAGAGTGGTCAGCATCTGAGGTTAAATCTGCTCCAGCTAATTTGCCAAATACTGTGTTGTTATTACCACCAGCATTATTAGATAGACTAATCCGAGAGTTACCATCAAGTACAAGTCTATTTCCTAAAGTACCATTTCCTTGTACTCTAAAAAACATAGTTGCATCTTCAGTTCCATCAGATACATCATCGTGATTTACATATATTGTCGCATATTCTATTTCTTCAGGTGTTCCAGCATCATTCATTCCTTTAAATCTAATTACACCTGAATCATCATTATCATTAGCCGCACCGCTAGTTAAAAATATTAACTGATTAGCTAAAGCATTATCTCCTGTATTTTCTAATTTAACAATTGGCTCTGAAGCAGTATTTGATTTTATATGTAAAGTTGAATCTGGTGTTGTGTTAATACCAACTTTATTATACATCTCTATTTCATTATTAGTAGTGTCTACTATAAGTATATCTCCAGCATCAGAATTTTTTCTAACTAGAAATGCTTCAGTATTAGTTACATCTATTATTGATGTGCCTTGAATAACCTCGTTAGTTGTTATTGCAGTACTACCAGTTACAGTTAAGTCACCACTTATAGTCATATCGCCAGATATTGTACCACCTACTAGTGATACATTTAATCTACTGTTTGTAGAATCTAATACAGCGTTTAACGCTTCTTGGGTTGTGTGTGAAAATGCGGCAACTGAATTGCCAGATGAATCTAAAAGTACCTTATTTAATACTTCTTTTGTTGTAAACTTGTTAATATCAGCCATTGATTACTCCTTGACTTCCTCCACCACCGCCACTAGGGCAAATTAACTATTATTTAAAATCTGCTGGGACTACTGCTCTAGTTCCACCAGTTTTACTTCTTTTTCTTGTACCATATTTCTTTACGGCATTATTAAAACTTCTTTCATGTTGTGCCATTAAACCCATAGCAACCTGTGCTATATTGCCGTCAGTTGCTGTTCCAGCCCTATCCATATATAAGCATTTCTTTACATAATCTACAATAGCGGAATGAAATAAATTATCCACATCTGGAGTATCTGTAATTGCGGTAACTCTTTTAGGATTGCCATAGTAATGTATAAGTAATCCATTTGTAACTGAATGGTCTATTGCTTGATACGCTTTCCTAGAAGTTCTACTTTCAGAACTAGAAGAAAAAGTTGTAACTAAACCTAATTGGTCACCTCTTATAAAGTATAAAACTGAATCTTCTGGATATTTTAAATTACTTGCCATTAATCGCCCGGATCTTTAATTCCTGCACTCTCTGAAGTTATGTCAAACATAAGTGGTTCGCCATCTAAAACTCTAGGTATTTGAATATAATCTCCCTCATTGTCCATTATGTCAATACGATAAATTTTATTAATTCCTAATAGCTCACCACTAGAATCAGTAGCACTATCTCCAATATTATAAAACATTTGATCTGCTACAATATTTACTTTAGCAGATATAGACTTTTGTGAATACTCACCCATTTCATTTATAGCATCATTTATTAAAGACATAATGTATGCTTCAGGTGCATCTGGAAATACCTGCCTAACTCTACTTATAATTTGTTTTACCGTTAATGTATGTATTGAATGTGACATATTACCTCACTAACTGTGCTAAACCTTTATCATAATCAGCTTGTAATTTAGCTTGTTGTTTTTCCATTTGAGAATACTCAGTGTTAATTACATTTAATCTTAAAGTAACTTCATTACCATAGCCCTGAGCTATTTGTATTTTAGTTTGGATTTCATTAGCAAATCCTTGAGCCGCATTTAAATATCCACTAACAACTTGATTGTATCCACCTACTTGAGATATTCTAGCATTGACTTCGCTTGCATAAGCCGATGCTTCACTAGCAGAAGAAGAAGCTTCTGATAAAAAACCATTACCAGTATTTACATGAGAAGATGCTAATTCAATATCTTCAGCCGTATTAGAAGTTACTGCACTATCAAATTGCGTATTTGCTAAAGCAACTGCTGTATTAATTCTATCAGCCGCTGTATTAATAGCCGCTAGAGCAGTATCTACATCAGCATCAATTTGAGTTGCTGATTCTCCAAGTTGAGTTATAGCTGAATCTACTTGAGTATTTAATTCATCACAAATAGATTGAGTTTCATCTAATTCTGTATTAATAGCAGTTAATGCTATAGTTATATCTGAGTTTCCTGATTTAGCAGATAATGCATTTTGTAATGCCTTTATAGATGCATATAATGGAACTAAATATTCTCCATCATCTGGAAATTTTGCAATAGCAGAATCTCCATAAGCTACTGCTGGATAATTTAATGTTTGAACAATTCCACTTTGAGCATTTGTAGGAGTGGGAATAATATTTAATACATTATCTCTTATAAAAAATACAGGGTCTGTAGCTGTTGCAAATGACATATCAGATGAATCTCTAACTCTACCCTCTAATTGAGGTGCTATTTCTCTACAAGGCTGATTAATAGTATCATCATTTCTAACGACACTAAATACTTCAGAACCACCTAAAGTTAAAGTAGGGCTACTAGCATTTAATGCATTAGATGTAGTAAATAGTCTTTGCCTAGTTCTTGGTAGTGAATTTAAAATTTCTTTAGCACCATCTGTTAAAAACTGTGTTAATTCAGTTTGTTTAGGTGCACTACTACCATCAATAGATAGACCAGTTAAACCTTCTACTTGTGCTTCAAATGTTGCCATTATATTTTAACTGGCTTTCTTAAAGCTTCCATTACTGGATCTTTCTTCTTAATTGGCTTTACAGTTTTTTTCTTTACTGCTTTCTTCTTAGTTGCCATATACTCTACTTCTCATTTCTTTTGCATTTTGATCAATGCTTTGTGTAGAAAGCTCTACATCTGTACGCTTACCCATAGTAGACATCATATACATATTTGTAGTAAATATACTTTTTGAAGCTTTCTTACCGCACTTCTTACAATAAAACCACCCTTCTTTATTAGGGTGATTACAATGTATACATTTCTTTTTCATAATTAATCCTTTTATAGTTTTGGGGAGGAACTTTTATTGAACCTCCCCACAGTACTATAGACTGTTATCCTTATGTATTCGGATTAAGATATAGTGATATGAGCTACATCGTGTGCTGTTGCCTTCGCATAGAAGTTAACACCATCACAAAGAATCTCAACTTGATCGCCTAACTGAGCACCACTGATAAATACTATTTCATCAACAGCAGACTCAGCAGAACTACCAGCTCCACCATCTGCACCAACTGTCATTCCGACAATAGTATCTTCCGCTGTGTTATTAGCGATTGTAACTGCGTTAGCCGCTACCTGAGTTAAGACAAACTTAGCGTTCCAACCAGAACCAGCATCTGCCGCTAATGGCAAAGTTATTTCGTAAGCAGAGTCCTGCTGTACTCCATAAACCATACCAGAATCAGAAGCAGTTAAGGTCTTAGCTGAATTGATAATACCAAATTTAGCCTGTGCTCCACTAGCACCACTATTATTATTTAAAGCATCTGCTCTCATTATCTAACTCCTTAATCGTTTTCTAGGTTAAATAAAGCGTGAGACTCAGAAAGACTTACTTCAAGACCAGCTTCAGTTAAGATCATATCTTTTCTTAGATCTTCATCAGCCGCCTGTACGTTAGTCATTACTTGTGTATCACGATTAATACCATTACCAATTAAAGGTCTGTAAGATACTTGACTCATATCAGCCATTAGCATGAAACCAGCCGCAATACCTCTAAATAGAGGCTCTTTAACTAGGTTTAATCTTCCATGAATAGTATCAATAACCATCACGCTATGACCAAAAGCACCTTGTCTTTGAGTCATATCATAACGATAGTTATTATTACTATGCCCCATAGAAGCATCAAGGAATTTACCATCACCTAACTTATTAAAGTATGTGATAACTGGTAATGAGCAAAGCACTAACTTATCAGAAGCACCACCACGAGCCGGATCAAAAATTACTTCAAGATCACTGAGTAATCTATCATAAGTCATCTCAGACTGTGCTACACTTCTGTAGTATGAGCTTCCAGAACTATAACTGAAATCATCAGTATTGACGATTGGATTTACGTTCTTTAGAATGTGCCCTACCAAACCTTCAGTGTACTGAATACCACCAGTACGAGCTTTTTGACCGAAGAGCATAGCTCTTTCAATGTCAATCTTATGCTCACGAAGCTTTGAAGCCCAAATACGACTCCACTCATCGGGATAACCACGATAGCGTGTAGCGTATGCTGTGTTTGTCATCTCAGCCGCTGTTTTGAAGATTTGAGTATACCCATAGTTGTCTTCTAATTCACTTGACCAAACGTCTGGAGAACCAGAACCTTCTTCAAATGAAGTACCAATGATCTGACAAGTATCGTTATCTCCTACTGAATTGTATCCAGATACGTTACTATTTGAAAGATCAATTACTTTTCCTGTGAATGAAGAATCACTAGCTCCATGAGTTACTGCTGAATCAACTCTCACAATAGCGTGACCAATACCAGCATCGCCTGTGCGATCAACTGTTTGAGCCACGAAAACCATTCCTTTTAATAAAAATTCTACAGCCGCACCGCCTGAAGTATCTACAGTAAATGAATACGAAGATCCTGCCGCAACAGTACCAACTGCTCCTTTAATTAGAAAAGAACGATCTGTGAAGCTGATTTTATTCCTATTTTCCAAGTATCTAAATACTGGATCATCTGTTGGTGCTTTAGCAACCTTACTTAGATAGACGAAGAATGGTGACTCTTCAGGAGTCAATTCGGCAACTCTGTCACCGAAATTAAAAATTCGTCTTCTATCAGGGGCTTGTCCAACACCAGCAGAGGAAGTACTAGCAGTAATATCACTGGACTTTAGTGTTCCACTGTTATATGATATTGCCATTTTTTATACCTCTTAGTATGTGTTTATTATGGTAATGTAGCTCCAGAGCCAGAACTCATAATACTATCAAATACTTTATCTGCATCAGTCTTTGGAGACTGAGGAGCTTGTCCTTGAAGTACACCAGCAGTTCTGGGTGCTTGTTTAGCCGCATTTACCGCTTCCATTGTATCGTTGTTCGCAACAGAATTACCGCTTTGCATCTGCCAGAGCTTTACTAAGTTATTTAAACCTACTTGCTCCTTTGGTTGGGTAGTGAACTGCAAGAAATCTTGGATGTCATTATCTGACAACTTATATGTTCCTCGTAATTCATTTACCGTATTTTGCATTTGCATCTCAGCCTGCATCTGTTGCTGTTGCTGGGCTAACCTTTCAGATACCAACTGATCAACTTTGCTATTAATCTTTTGATTAACATACTTACCTGATTCAGAGTTATCATTTGTAAAGGCATCCCAAGGATTGAAGTCATCAACAGCGGGAGCTACTTCTTGAGTGCTCTGGTTTTGACCCTGTGGGTTAGCTATACCGTCTTCAAGAGTTTTTACAAGATCAGGTCTTTGCTCTAGCAGTTGAAGTAGTTGAGCACCTTGTTGCAACTTTGCATTTTCGGCTTGAGCACGATCATACATAGATTGAAACTTCTTTGCTTCTGCTTCGTAATCTACAGCAGGGGCTTGTTCTTGAAACTCCTGTTGAGTTGTATCCACCTCTTCTTGGATGGACTGTTCATTGACGATATCTTCCACGAAGGCTTCATTACCGCCTTGTATTCCGCTTTCGATACTTGCTTCCTGTTGTTCTAATGTAGACATATATTCTCCTTAGATGTCTCGTTAGGCTTTTGGAGTGGAACTAACTTCTCTCTGAACATCTTTCAGATTACCAGCTAATTTCTCCACCTCGAGCTTCACCTCGTTTTCTAGTTTGCTACGTTGTACCCTTCTATCAGCTTTAGATTCAGAATTGATTTCGTTAAGTCTAGATTTAAACTTCTCGACCTCAACTCTTTTTCTATCACTGACAGACTCTCTTTGGGCTGTCTGCAAGTCACCTTGCAAATTCTTTATCTGTTCTTGCATAGCCTGCATTTGTTGTTGCATTAATTGCTTTTCTTCAGTTCTACGCATTACACCTTCCTTATCAAATATTTCTGGATTCTTTTTAAGAACCTCATAGCGATCCACAATGCCCATTTGAAATGCCTCAAGATATACAGAAAGTTCTGCATATTTATTAGAAGGCATAGTAGAGCCGGATTCGATTCTAATATCATGTTGATCAAGTAAGTGCCTATCTTTTTTAAGGTCTAAAACTGCACCACTTACATCTGTATAAAAATTAGCCATGACCTCTGTAATATTATTATTAGGTTGAGCTAACTTAAAAATCTTTTTATAAGTGTAATGTCCTTTGGATAAATTATAAAGAACCTTACCAAGTTTGTTAATACTAAATTCAACATCTCTTAATTTAGATTTAGGTCTTTCACTACCTAGTGCAATCATTCTTTCTGTCGCTCTGACTGTCTCAGGAGCTTTATCAGCAAAGCCATGCATCATTTCTGGCAGACCAAATATAAAATCTATGTAAAACTCTGACTGTTGTATCAATCTATAGAACTCACCAGCTAATGGTTGTGGTGCTGGATAGTGTGGTTCACCCTGTGATGAATCAACTTCTATTACTGCATTTGGATTTGCCCAGTCCTTTTCTAATTGATCAATATCATCTACACTACCTAATGGTACTAGAAGTTTTAGTCCCGCAGATGCTTGGGCATGTGAAAGGGCTAAAGACCAAAGCTTGTTTAATAATCTCTGCATTGGTCTAGCTCTGGATACATCGCTCTTGGGATATGGGGTAGATGTCCAGATATTCGGTAGCGGGACTATAGGATACTCGTCAGTATTTAAAATCTGTTCATACAATACTACTTCACCTAAACTAGCACAAACCTTTACCCTAGTCTGTAATACTTGTATTGCTGTAAATGCACCTATCTCCATTGCTTCAGAGTTTTCAAATGCAAACTTTTCATATTCTTCTTGAGATAGTATCTCTTCTTCTTGAGATTGCATATCTATTACCCTATAAAAAGGAACTTTTATTTTATAAAAGCGTTCTAGTATCTGATACTTTTGAACTTCAAAATAATCTTTATCCTTTACTTCTGATGGAGTAAATACATTCATTGAGTTTCTATTTTGAGAAGATGGGTAATCTTCTTCATCGTATGTAAATCCAGATAGTTGTCTTATCAATCCGGGTATCTCTTCTCCAGTTGCTGGATCTACACTATCATTTAATTCAGGGTAGAGGTTGACGACCTGTTCACCAGTAAGGATGGTAGAAAGGATAAGACCATCCGAGTCACTGAACCACCGATCTCTTGAGCTGGGAGATGCGTAAACCCTAAAAGGATCTAAATAAGTAAACTTGACATCACCTCTACCGAAATCTGATTCTCTATCAATATAAGCATACATATAACCCATACCAGTAACAGCATAGTCTTGTATTGCTTGTTTCATTTGCCAGTCACCATCAGAGTTCTGCCATATATATCCCATGATAGTTCTCCATAAGTTGGCTACCTGTACATCAGAATCTTCTCTGGGTACGATTGTAAATGCTGGAGCTCTAGATGTTAATACTGCTTTAAATTTTTCTATTGCTGAGGATACCCTATCCATAGGTATATCAGCTTGATTACGTTGTGCTAGTTCATCAGACTCATCATTGGTAAAGTGATTACCAAGGTAAAAGTCTATATCTTTTCTAGCTTCTGTATCCCATTCAGAACGAGCATCTCGCCACTGGCGATACAAGTCATCGTTTTGTTTTGCTCTTGGATCTTGATCCATTAAATACCCATACCTCTAGGACTAAACATTAATGAACTAGGCATAAACTCAGAAGTATCTGCTGGCATGCTTTCAAGTCTTTCAGGTTGTAACCCTTCTGCTTTCATAATAGAATCTAATTTAAATCTCATAAGAGCGTTTTGAGCTTTTTTTCTAAGAAGATTAGCATCTTCCATATCTAATACTTCTCTTTCATCTCTGATGATTCTCATCATATCACCTTGCTCCATACCACTTGGTATTGGTGACATCATTTCACCAGAGCTCGAAGGTCTTTGATCAAAAGGTACGAAAGGATTAGCTTGTTGATTTTCTAAAGACTGTAAGTACTGTAGCATCATAGCATCATCTTGAACTGCACCACCTTCTTGCATACCTAATAGCTTTTTAAGAAAACCACTTTTTTCTTCTTCAGGGTTTAATATTTGTTGAGCCATATCAAAGGTAATAGAATCTTGTGGAGCGTTCATAGCTTTATCCATAGCTCTTTTTATAGATAACTTACGACTTAAATTAGGTAAAGGTCTTTGAGCTTCTCCTAAGTAATACCTATCACCATCATCTGTTGGCATTTGATAAACTGCTTGAAAAACACTTTCAGGAGTTATATTTAGCCCCAATATTTCGCCACCTTCTTGATAACCGTATTTCTTCTTCTTTTTAGCCATACCGCCTTTCATCATACCTAATAATCCACCCTCCTGCATGTAGCCCATTTTATTTCTAACCTTTTCAGGTAGTTTAGTAAGTCCGGGATTGTCATCTGGTACTGGTTTTAGATTACCATGAGCCTCACCACCATGTTCGTAGCTCATCATCATTTGATTCTTTACTTTACCACCATGACCATACATATCAACTTTACCACCGCCCATGTACTGCTTTGCATTAACCATACCGCCACCATACATGCCAGTCATATTCTTTAGTGTAGCCTGTGCTATCAGTCTATCTATCTCAGAATGACCACCAGCCTCAGGCATATCATTTAATTTTTCCAAAATGGGTACTCCTATCATATCCACAGCTTCTTTGCGAATAACAAATTCACCGGGAGTTAACATTGCTTTAACTGTGTCTGTCGTACCCGGCATTAGTCTCTAATCTCAAAGTGGGGAAAATCATCGAAGCGATTGTCCATTACTTGAAAATCCATATCCCAGTCACCGCCCCATCTCACATTATAGCCCATGCTCCTAGCCACCCCAATAACAAAACCAGCAAAGAGGGTCTGTCTTTCCCTGTCCTTCCAATCCACAGGGTATGGAGTAACATCACAGGCTTTAGAAGGGTTAGAGTTATGACGACCATTAGGATACTTGACCTTAGTACGACCTTCATCATATAATTTGTTTTGCCTTTCTTTGCTTCTATGTCCCTCTAGAATAGAACAGTCCACATGCTTGATTACTTCATTAAATACTTCCTGTAAACGCTCATCACAGGTAGCTAATCTAGATTTTGATCTTTTAGAATATCTCGGCATGTGGATTTGAATTTAAATATAAGTTATACATAAACAAAAGACAATTAATATTTTTTATGCACGAGATCCAGTCATCCAATTATAAGCTTTCTTTTTGATTCTTCTAACAGGACTAGCTTCTTCATTTAGTAATGATTCTCGCTTTGTTCTAGTACTCTTAGGAGCTTTGGCAAAGTAGTCTGCATAATACAACGCATCCATTACATCATCGTTTCTTGGTTTGGGATGTTCAAAGAACTCATCTACTAATTCTGTCATTTCCCTTCTAATGTAAAGTTTTTTAGAATTGACAATAACTCCCAAGCTTGTTTCGAGCCTATCTTGCTTTTTTATTCTAGCGGGTGGTTTAACCCCTTTGAAGATTCCGGGCATCAATCTTTTCTCACTAGCAGACATTCTTGTTACCATATCTCTAACCATTTCCTGTGCCGCTACTGTTTCTATCGTTACTCTTCTTACAGGATTATATTTATTTGCCAGTTTGATAATTTCTTGTGGTACGTCAAATGTAGGTATTCTTTCTCTAAAGTATTCTAAGACATAACGGTTGTTGTTAGAATCTATTGCCATAACCAGTATCACTTGAAAGTCTGATGTCTCTGATGCTGTAGCCGCTAGGTCAACCCCAATGTAAATGTTTACTGGTATAGCATCTTCACCATCTATCAGATAATTAAACTTGTTACGACATTCTACTTGTCCATTAAAATATTGTATTCTATCTATTTTAAATGCGGCATTGGATATATCCCTAGCATCATTCATATACTCCTGTGCAAACTTGTTTACCAGACCAGCTTCGATAAACTCTCTTTTCTTTGCTTCTAACTTTTTTAAGGAGAATTGTTCTTTCCAGATAGATTTACCATCTTCTATTGCTCTTTTGAATGTTACATTCCAAGGATATTCTCTATTTTCTTCTTTTGCTTTGTTACTACCATCTAGTACAGTTTGTAAGAAACTATCAAAGTGAACTATTGTACCTGCTAACCATATCCAACCTTCTCTACCGGGTGTTTCTTCTAATGCTGGATATACTGTGGATACGATCCATTTCTTAATATCAGCTCTACGCTCTGGTGTTTTTGTATTTAATTCTGATTCAAAGTCGTCTAAGATGATACCAGTATAACGAACATCTACCTCTGCACGACCCCTAAGTCTTTGAGAAGTACCCTTTGCTATTAATCTATCTCCTTTGGGAGTTACAATATCTTTTTCAGTCCAACGCTTCCCAGCCGCTCCCCCATCTAGATTGCCAAAGTAGTAACGAAGTCTTTTGTTCATTTCAAAATGATTACGCAAATACTTTAAATGATCAATAGACTGACTTTGTTCTTCTGATACCCAAGCAATAAAGTGTTGTTCGTCTTCTCTAGCAAATACCAGTTTATGCATGATAGCGGCTTTTGATAATATAGACTTACCAAACCCTCTAGGCATAATAATGCAACTACGACTACCGGGCTTAGATGATATCAACTTATCTGCTACATCAAAGTGAAATGCTGGAGATGCAGACTTTTTAAGAAAGTCATTTGGTAAGAAAGCTCTACCAAAGTAAATAAGACTTTTATAGGACTTAGCTAGTACCTCATCTCGCTCTTTCATTTCAGATGGGGATGGATTAATATTAAAATTGTCCATTGTTTACGTTATTTAGCGTTTTTATTGGAAAATGATATATTGTATCTAGTATTACCTACTTGCAACGTTTTAGGGCTAGTATAGCTCCAAATAGAGCTAGTTTGTGTATTCCAGTAAGTATCCTTTACCAATACTGATTTAATTACCACTGGTAAGTTCTTTCTTTTTTTCAGATAGCATGCCCTGTTCAAATGCTTTCAGTTTCTCTTTACTGAAGCCAGTAAACTCTTGTATCAGTGCAATAGACTCTGATTTCTTTTCTGTATTTAACATACCTGATATCTTCATCAATGTTTCTAATGCTCTAAGTTTATCGTTGTCTTTGGCATCTACTTTATCTACAACATCTTTAGTGCTTTCTAGTAAATATCTTTTGGTAATACCAACTTCTGACATTAGTTCTTCTATTTCTTTATCCACTTGCTCCCTCACTGTTTTACTTTTTAATAATAGTTTTGATTTACGTCTAGCATCATCAGAGTTTGATGTTTTAGGATATGCTTTGATGTAAGCACTCTCTGGATCTAGACCCATTGCAATGTATTTAGAGAATATCTTTTTTTGTTTGGTCATACCGCCATGTAGTCTAGAGTCATAAGTGTTTTTCTTTATAAAGCGATAAATATTATCTGTTATCTCTCCTTTTAAGGTACTAGTATCTTTTATAGTAACCATTCCAATAACAGTTCGCACATAATATTGCTCTATTCTATTTCCTTTCATTGCCTTTCTTTTTAGTATTTGCACTATCTTACCATCATCTGCAATACACCACTGACCTTTTTTGGCTTCTTTCCAGTTTTTAATTAGTTTTTCAGTAGGATGTGCCGTACGAAACTCCAGCTCGCTTTCGTAAGCATAGTGCGTGACTCCTTTTATCTTTCTTGATAGTGCCACTAGTTAGGGTTGTTTAAGCTATAATCGTCTATTTCTATTAATTCTAACTCAGGCATATTATTTACCCGATATACTAACTCTGCTATTAAACTAATATCTCTAGACCTAGGTTCAATAAGATCTAGGATCTTTAACTGGCTGGATATCTGCTTACATCTTTCAATGTTAGTGAATACATCCTTGATCTCATAGTCACCTATTAAAGCTTTTTCAAACATTGTTTTTTCTCTTTCCATATTTAAATTTAATAATAACTTGACAAGTTGCAACTATATATAATAATATTATCTATCCCCCCTATTTAGCCCGGTTGAATTTTATAATAGTACTATAGTATATATAGTATAGTAGTATATATAGTATTTATAGTATTAATAGTATTTATATATATTATATATTATATATATTATATATTATATATATATTATATATATATAGTAATTATAGTATATAGTATATATAGTATCCCGAGCTCTATATTATAGTACCCGCCTTAGTAAGCGATCCAAAAAACTTTAAAAAATTTTAGAAAAAAATATTAGTATGTGTTTCTTTCTTTTTTTATACAGGTATACCCCCCTAAACCATTTTAAGATTAGAAAAAGTAAGTTAGAAAAAGTAAATAAAAAGTAATGTATAGATAAATCTATACGTTATTAAATAATTAAATAAAAATGTATATCTAAAGATATACGTTATATATAATTAAAATAATAATGTATAGCTAAAGCTATCCATATCTATACGTCGCAAAAAATTTTTAGGTCGTCG